GTGGTTAGCAAAGGATTCACATAGAGATGGGTTAGTAAGTACGCTTCCACCAGTCACCTGAGTATAAGTTGTACCATCCCAGAGAGCCAGTGGGTTAATCCCATCAACTATTGCCAGTTTAGCTACACCCCAGTTCAACTTAGAAAACCTTACTTTAGCTACACCAGTCATAGTAGGAGAGCCAACAGTTGTAGGTGTTACCCAAGCAGATGTATTGTTGTCCCAGTAGTGGAAGTAGTTATTACCTGTTGTTGGTGCCCTGCAGCCAAAGATGCCATCATTGAGGTCTTCAAATACGACAAGACCTAGAGTAGTGCCAGTGCCGGGAAGAGTCCCATAGTCATTAGTAAACCCCTGAATACGTTGATACCCTCCACGAATGGAAGGCTCATAATTAATCAGACGGATAGCTGTACCGGGGAGTTGCGTTGCTTGAGTAAGAACATCAAGACTCGTATACAATCCGCCTGTACAAGAAACTGGAAAAGAGCGGATATCATCCATTAATTGAGTCGTCCTTTTCTCTTACCTTGAATCATAGTAGAGTTAGCATCCAAAGGTTCATCAATAAGAACTCGACGCATAGTTCCAATACCAGCATCAAAGGCTTGCTTATGGATCATTGCAGATTCATTATTAGAACGAAACCGCATCATGTACATCATAGCACCATCAACGATAATATGGTTAAACCTAGCAGGGACTACCGCTTCATCATTGTAGAGAGTAAGAGCTGTAGGAATTTTCCAGTAAGTGTACTCTACTTCGTAAGCTGCATCTGGTACTGGGGTGACACCAAAGGCTTCACCGTAGGTCTGATACACGAAGTAAGGCTCTGAGATACCTGTACCACTATCTCCATTCTCATCTTGAATCTTATGGTTCTGAATATATTGTTCAAAAGTAAGTGGTGTTAGTGTACGAGGTTCAGCACCCAGTGTATCATTCTTTTTTAGGAAGAAGGTATCATAGTCAGGAGAGGAGTAGTCTGAAGGGAAGTTATAAGTCTTCGTACCTGCTACTAGAGTCTCTGTGTATGCTTGTTTCAGGAAAGGCCATTCTTGACCTGTCTGACAGATTTCATAGATTGCATTATTAACTGCATTCTTAGCGAGAGCTTGGACATTACGTACTGTAGCGAATCCTTCACCACCAGTGTCCAAAGGAACCTCGTTCAACCTTGTCAGCACTAGATTTGTAAGAGTAACGAAGTTTGACATTGAGTTTCCTTGATAAAAAGGGGAAAGAGGGCCACCCTTTCAAGCAGCCCCCGATCTTTATTTAGACTTGGTCGCGGGCAACTTCAGCAGCAGTCTTAGAACCACCCATGCCGTCAACGTCCATCAACATTGCGAAGACACGGAGTTTACCAGCAGTGAAGCTTGCACCTGTACCAGCGAATGTCAAGTCCAGCGTATTAGCTGCACCATCAATCTGCGTAGTAGCAGCAGCAGAGATTGGACCATAAGCACCAACGGCAGCACCGTCAATATCAAATGCCACAACCCACTCATCATCATCTGTGGAAGTGCCAACGTCAACCGTAGCGTCAGTACCAGTATTCTGGACTGCAACTTCGAGGACTTCAACACCAGCAGCCATGATCATGGTATTCGCTGGGATAGACAGAACTTGAAGAACATCTGCAGTAGAGGGGGCAGGACCCTCTGCTACAAGATCAACTTCACGTTCAACCAAGTAAGGCTTACGACCGGGATTACCCTGACCGCCAACAGCCTGTACGTATGTAGTAATAGTAGCCATCGTCTAGGTCTCCTTATGCGAGATTATATTTAGCAGTTGTAAGCGCTTCTGGACGAAGAATCTTACGACCGTAAAGATGAAGACCACGGCAAATGTCAGCAAAGCTGTCAGGGTCACGGTAGGTCTCTGTCTTGTTGATTTGCTCAGCAGTTGCTACAGCAGAATCATGACCAGCTACGATAACACCATAGTCAGTGTTCTGGTTAGCAACCCCAGTTGTAGCAGCACCACCACCAACAACGGGAAGGTTGTTAGAGACGTAGACGCGGAAGCCATTCCAGTTATTCAGAACCAAGCCATTACGCAGGGCACCTGAATCACCAAAGTCTGCGTTCAGGAAACGAGAGTCTTCGTCCTGCAGAACTTCCATCAGTACTGGGTCAATCACCAACCAACGGCCAGCTTTATCAACACGCTGTTGATCCAGAAGACGGCCCATACGGTTAATCAACATAACCGGAGAGACATATTCTGTTGGCAGGGCAGTAGCACCGGGCAAACGAGCAGCTACGGGGATCGAGTGATCGCCAGCAGAACCAGTTGTGATGTTACCAAAGCTACCTTTGATGATCTTCATTGAAGTCAGCAGTTCATCGGAACCAGCAGTAGAGACTGCCTTAGAACCGTTCACAACGTCATTCACAGTGTCTGCGTTCGAGTGCAGAGCGGACTGCTTATAACCTGACAGGTAACCCAGAGCTTCTTGGTCGTGTTGGTCAGCCAGACGGTAGGCTGCACGGTTAGTAGCAAGGTCCATGAAGTTTACGTGGCTGTGGGCCTCTTCCAGATCGTCAATCTTGAAAGCAAAAGAGTTAGCTTTGTCGATTACCAGAGAGAAGTCCTCATCATCCAAGTCTTGTGCTTGAATCTGAGAGCCGCGCTTGTACTCACTTACGGTGATTTCAGGCTCTTTGATAATACGTACTGTATCACCCTGAGAAGCAATCTCACCAAAGTAGTCAGAGTTAGAGATATCGCCTACGACTGTAGACTTACGGAAAGCCAGTTGGACTTTCTTCGAGTAGATAACGGAACTGAAGTTACCGTTTGGAAGGTTACCATAACCTCCTGCTGTTGCAAAAGCCATCATTATTCTCCTATGATATTTGGCTGAATTAGAGCTAAAGACATACAAGAAGAGGCTGTCGGTTTCTAGGGTGCATCAATATCTCAGTCGGCCAACTTTGATATCAACGGGCCTATACTCAGGCAGGTGATTCTACTTATTGTTTACTCTTGTAGTATTTGGGGATAAAAGAGATAGGGGTGTCCACAGTGGGAGGCCCTATTCTCCTTCGTACCCTAAGTTATACTGCTTGTTACTTAGAAGTCAAGCAATAATTTAAGTTAACGTGCACCACCAGTTAGATCGTAGAAACCGGGGGTTTTCATGTCTTTCTGAATCTGTTCCCAATTCTTCTCAAAAGCCTTATCTGTCATCTTCTGGACATCACTCTCTCGGAAGGTAGCCTGACCTGCATCTACCTTAGGGGCAGAACCGGGACGAGACGGGATTGCAGATGCAGCCTCACGGGTAGACTTCTTACGTGCAGAAGGTGTAAGACCGTTATCCACATTGTACAAATCAATAACACGTACAACAGAATCAGGATCGTCCTCATTCTCGTAGAGTGCATCTTGTACCCACTTAGGTTGTTCTGCTACCCAATCATGGAACTCGTCAGAACCCTTAAGTTCATTGAAGTTTGGATGGGCTTTAATAATAGCAGCTTCGGCCTGAGCACGGTTAGCTTGCTCCTCACGTTCATCCAGTAGTTTAAGACGGGCATCAGCAGCTTCAAATTTCTCCGAGGCTTTACGATCTGCAATAGTCTCAATAATACTAGCTACATCAGGATACTTCTTAGCCCAAGCTGTAAGCTCTTCTTCTGTCTTAGGTGGTTTAACTTCTTTACCTTGACGCTCAAGGGCAGAGATACGATCTTCTAGTTCTTGTTTCTCTTTAGCTGCATGACGGCGAAGATCACCATAACGTTTCTTAAAGGTTTTCTCCTCAGAAGTTAGTGTCTCATCCTCAGGCTCTTTAGCCTCTACCTTCTCTTCTGTCGTAGTCTCTTCTACAACTTCTTCTTCCTGCTCAACTTCTTCTACAGGAGCTTCACCTTTCATCAGTGCTTCGAGTTCAGCTTCTTCTCGCTTAATCCGATCTTGATTAGGACGAACAGAGTTAGGTTTGATCATTACTTTATTAGACATTTTATTTCCTTATGTTGGGGCCTGCGTGATTGCAGGGTAGCCTTATTGTCTCTATCTTTATTTAGAGGCTAGACCTTTTTTCTTTGGTGTAGTTTTCTTCTTGGTTGTTTTCTTAGGTGTAGGCTTCTTTACGAAACCACCTTTATTCCTTTGACCACCACCGAGACCTTCTTCTGGACCTGCAGATGGGCCTGTAGGAGCAGCTTCCGCTTGACCTGAAGTCTCTGTAGGGGTGGCTGTAGGAGTAGCTGTAGGAGTGGTGGTAGTGGTACCAGTTTTTTCTGCCTTAGCTTCCTGATAAGAATTATAAGCTTTGTCACCGTCAGAACCAAAAATAGAGTTAATGGCATTTTCTGTACGGCCCCAACCAGCTTTAGCCTCTGCAATACTGGCGTCTAGTGCTGTAGTATCTTCACCCATATCCTTTCCGATACGAGATGATGCATTTGCTGCTGCTACAGCTGCGACATTTTGGCCCGCGCTCCCTAGCCCTACAAGACCCCCTACAACGCCGGGAGCCATACCCATAATACCATCCCCTATCGTATCTTTACCAAGAGCAGCAAAACCTACGGCATTAGGGTCTTTACCGAGAGCTTCTGCGTTAGCTTCACCCCAACTCTGGGAAGGTTCATCATTACCTTCTTCAGCTGGACCACGATTGGCCAATTCATTAAGAAGTTTTGCTTCAGCTTCAGTAGACTCTGCAGACTTTTCTTGTTGAGCTTCTGCTGCAGTTTCTTTAAGTGTGAAACCTTCTGGGATAGGTGTATCAGGTTTACCATCAACAAAGAGGATCAAACGAGACTCACCAGAGGGTCCTACATACGTTTTGTAGGTAGCCCTACCTGAACCAGCAGAGGTGGCACTCCCTGAGCCGTAGGACGAGCCTACAGAGGCCCAATCAGTAGGGTTAAAGGTAGATGCAGGAAGTGATGGTGTTTCTACTGCACCACCTTCAGCCATTTGCATTTCTGGTTGACCTTGTGGGGCACCACCCATAATCTCTTCGAGCATAGCCATTTCTTCTGGAGAGAGTTCTTCTTCACCACCCATGGCAGGCTCTTCAGATGGTTCACCACCCATACGACCTTCTTTATCCATTTTATCCAGATCACCTTTGGCTTCCGAACGAAGGTTCTCAAAGAACTTAAGACCAAAGTACTGGACTACATCAGCAGGTACAACGTACTCACCAGCAGACAACTTAGCGTCTAGGTCATCACGGACTTCTTCAGCTTGACTGCCGGGGGGTACTTCATTACCACTTACCGGATCAACGTCCATCCCATCATCAACCATCCCACCTTCTTCAAAGAGGCTCATTTGTTTTTCCATTGGTACTACTCCACCTTCTGCATACTTATCTTTATTAATATCTTCATGGATAATTCTATCCAAGTCCTCTAGGGCTTTTACCCCAGATTCCCCTGCAGTAGCTTTAGGCCAATTCACCCCACTGGACATAGCCCTCTTAAAAGCTTCTTCATCAGAGAGTATTTCACCTTCCCAAACAGTAGGGATGAGATACTCATATTCCCCATCACCCATAATAACTGTTCGTACTGTAGAGGTGGAGCCATCCTCATTCTTGACGTATTTACCCTCAGACAGAGATTTCTTGTGGTGTTCTGTAATTGGGTTCTTTAACTCAAGCTTCTTATCCGCCATTTACTTTCTCCCTTAGCTGCAGCAGAGAACGTAGGGCCTCTATGTTACCTTGGGTAGCACGAAGGTCCCCATACTCTTTATGCTGCTCTAGTGATCGGTGTGCCATACGGATACGGGTCTCGATTTCTTCTTTGAAAGCTTGCCAGAGTTCTTTGTCGTTCACGAAGGGTTTTAGGTTCATTGTGGCATACCTCCACCAGTATTACCACTAAAGCCTTGCTCACCGGGGACAGGAGCCTGACCAGTACCAATAGTACCACCACCAGCACCCGTAGGATCACTAGCTTGAGCACCAGCAGGAGGTCCACCGGGAGGAGGAGTACCGGGAGGTCCACCGGGAGGCATACCCTCGGGAGCAGGAGCTTGGAAGCCTTTAAGAATCTCAGCTTGGATTGCAGCCTTCTGCATAGAGTTTGTAACCTTCTCAGGGTCAAGGTCCATGCTACGTGCAATCTCACGAATGATATAATCCATCTTAGCAAATGGTGCAAGTGCAGGGTTCTGGACAACACCAAGGAACTGCATAAGACGTTGACTACGTACTTCATTAGCCATCAAGGAATCAGTACCAGAAGCCTTAACCTCAAGGTCACCTTTAATGTCTGGGTCGAAGTTGAATTGCATGTTAAAGTTGAAGAGTGCCTTACCCAGAGGGGCAAGAAGGTAATCATCTACGTTCTTAACCACTGTACGGATAGAACCAGAAGCAGCAGACATAAGCATGGAGATACCAGAGGCTGTACGTCCTACACCACTAACACCTGTCTGACCGTGTGCAAAGGAGGGGAAGCCTGTAGACTCATCAGCCAGTACACGAGCTTTGTCAAACATCTGCATATTCTCGTTAGAGACGTTAGGGAAGTTTGTACCAAAGATAGACTGACCGGGGGCACCGCCTTGACGACGAAAGACTTTACCGGGATACATTTTAAGGTCTTGACCGGGAACCAGATTGGTCTCATCTACTTCAAAGATCAAGTTACCTGAAAGTGCAGCATTGTCAACAGCCATACGCATAAAGCCATTCATCAACAACTGTGTGTCTTCCATATTCTCAGCTACACCTACACCAAAGATAGAGTAAGGGTTCACTTCATAAGGAACTGCGTAGTAAGGGATATTGACAGGAGTGAAAGGGTTCATGACAAGACGAAGTACACGACCATTACAAATCCAGATATTGACGCTAATCTCTTCACGATCTTTAAGGGAGGCTGGAATCTTTACGTCATGATCTTCGAGAACACTACGGTCTACATTACCCCAGAACTCCAGTACAGAGAAACGCTCTGAGTTGGAATCTTGAGAGTCGTCTTCCATCACCTGTTCCCACCACTCTTTAGTGTAGGACTCACCCATACTAATAGCAATATCAATCTCGTTACTACGGAACTGAGGACGGCGTTTGAGGCCACGGATTTGAGAACGAGAGAGTTTATGACGTTCTACTGTGTACTCGACTTCTTCCATAGTATTTGCATCAGGGTCTGGGTAAAAATTCCAGATAGATACATTAGATACCATAGGTACATCTTTAAAGGTAGGATCATAGTTTCCTTCTTCATCCCAGTTAGGGTACTCTTTGTTGTGGGCGAAGGGACCCTTCATTACACCAGTACCAAAGAGGGCACACTCAAAGGCAGCAGAGCGAAGGTGCTTAAGTGCTTTAGACTCTTCTAGTTGGTCATGGATTTGCTTTTCCATCTTCTTAGCTGCAACCATAGCAGGTTCAAAGGTAACAGAGGTGGGAGTCTGACCGGGACCGGGAATAAGGTTCTCAAAGACCTCAAGTTCTTTCTTGAGTGGTCCAAGACGTTCACGGTACTCTGCAGCAGTCTCACCGGGGAGTAGTGGTTCCAAACCTTTTTGTTGAGAAGCCTCAGCTACATTAGGTGCATTCTCTACGTGTACTGCTTCTTCCACACCCTCAGGGAGAGTAGTTGGATTAATAGTAATAGGGAATCGACCACCACCAAGAAGTACCTCAGTGATTTGACCATAAGCAGCTAGTACTTTTGTCTTAGTTACTTTGACAAAGACTTGAGACTTCTCAGAGTCAGTAAACTGTACGTCAGGTCCATAGATACCACGGTAGTTACGGTAGGCTTGTACCCAACGCTCTTCGTCAGCATATCGTGCATCTTCAGCCTTATTAAACCGTTCAGTCACATAGCTTACGA